CATTAAACTGGGATCAAAACCTTATTGATTTTACTGGATTGCATAGCACAACATCAAACGAAAATTTAATTTATGTTAAATCTCCCGGTTGGTATAGAGTGAGCGCACAAATTGAATTTGAAGCAAATGCAACTGGAAGGAGACTATTGCGTTTTACAAAAAATGGAAATGTTATTGATAGGACAACAGTTGAATTAGCGGGTAATGCTGAAAAATTAACTCTTTCTACAAATACTGTAGTGTTTCTATCATCTGGTGACAACATTGGAGTTTGGGCATTTCAAAGTTCTGGTGGAAATTTAAATGTAAATTTAAATGAAAGCCATTTTATGATTACAAAAATTGACGGATAATGAGTAATACTACATTTATCATTGAAGGTAGCAGTTCTAACAATCAAGTGGTAGATGGTAATGGCAAAGTGTTAGAGGGAAATGATTGTTTGCTTGTAAAATCAATTATTCATAATGAAAAGTGGTTTGTTCCAGAAAATATTACAATTAAAAATTTTGTTGTTAATGGTTCTGTAAGAATAATTGGATTAGGTTCAAATGGAGAAGCTGAATTAGTTAAAAAATCATCTAAGAACAAAAACCATACAGACTATGCTCAATCCGTAGCTCCAAAAAATATTATTTTTGATAATATCAAGATCAAAGCAAATAAAAGAACTCCATTTTATGTTGCTCCGGGATGCACAAGAATTACTCTTCAAAATAGCGAGATGACAGGATCGGCAGAATCTGTTGCGGTATATTTAGATTGCGAGTCTGCATACAATATAATTCAGAATAATACCTTTAAAACTAAAACTAAAAGAGAAGCTATTGCTGTTGATGGTTCAGCATACAATACAATTCAAAACAATACTTTTGAATATCTTGATTTTGGTGGAATCTATCTTTATAGGAATTTAGGGGAAGGCGGAACGATCAGGCATCAAACCCCTAGTTTTAATAAAATTCTAAATAATACCTTCAAATACAACAATACTATTTCCGATAAATTGAATAATATTATTCATCCTGCCATTTGGCTTGGGTCTAGGTCAAAATTTATTAAATATTTTTACATGGCTGGAAATAAATTTAAAACAAGAGATACAAGCAAGCCATTTGGTTCTAGTGAAAATCCAAACGATTTAGCTTCAAACAACATTGTTAAAGGTAATAAACCAAATAACATTGTAATTAGAGATTGGCAGGTTAAATGACAATCTTGACAATACATATTGAAACAATTATTTTAATGTAATGCCAACCGAAGGATCAGTTTTTGATGGATTCACAAGTATAATAGCGCAAGATGCGGATACTCATCCATCGTATTTACCAGAGTCCTTTGTATCGGAGTCGGTGAATAGAACATTCCGAGGCGGCATCAACCGAACAAGGCCAAGCATTCGGAATATTCCAATAATTGCAGGATCAGGAGAATCTGAAACTATCGTTAACGATATTCAGAATGGTAATTTTCAAGGGGCATATCCATATCGCGCTACAAAATATGAAGCATCAGATGGAATGTTGATGTCAGTATCTGGAATTATTTACTTTCTGAAGATAATCAACAATCAAGCATTTGCGTATAAACTCATAGAAGGTAATGATCCGGGCATGATGCACACATTCTTTGTGCAAGCTGAAGATCGTGTATATATTCAAAATGGATACCAGAATGCTATTACTTGGGGCGGGGTTCTTGGTGAAGTTGCAGTTACTACCATTCAAAAAGATTTCTATTGTGAAATTACAGAGGTAGGAACTACAAACTTTACTTTAATTGGCGCACCATCAAATACAGTTGGGGTAAAATTTTATGCTACAAAAACTGGAAAAGGAACAGGAAAGGTAAAATTACCTGCATATAGACTTAATCCTTTTTCTAAAAAAATGCCGATTGGCACGATTATGGAGTATGCGTTTGGCCGAGTATTTGTATCGGATAAATTCAATCAGATTTACGCTTCAGACATTATCTACGGAAATGGGTTTACCAATACACTCAATACCGAGAACTTCACTGAGATAGGATACTGGGCAGAGGGTGGGGCGTTCTCAACTCCAGCCATGATGGGAAACATTACAGGAATGAAGGTAATGCCAGAACTTGGATTGAATCTTCGCGGCCAAGGTCAACTTGTAATTCTAACTGGTAACGGAGCATTCTCAATGGATGTGTCTATCCCAAGGTCAGAATGGAACACATCAAACATCCAACGCATTTCTCTCCTTGGGCGCGGATGCACATCGCCATATTTAGGACTCGCCAACTCAGAGCTTTGGTTTAGATCACACGATGGTTGGGCATTCTACTCCAATAGCCAATCTGAGTTTGCCAGATATTTCTCACTCCGTAAACTATCAAGGGATGTGAACAAGTGGGTATCAAATGATACTCCGTGGCTGAAGCAATTTGCTTCTACGATGTTTTTCAACAACTACCTTATCAGCACAGTTGCGCCACAGACCTACCGAGCAGAAGGTGTGGAAGGACTGAATAGGTATCATCGCGGAATGGTAGTATTAGACCTCGACCAATCTTCAACACCCGCGCCGGACGCACAACTTCAATTTCGTTGGAATGGAGTCTGGACGGGCATTAGACCAACTCAACTTCTGACTGCACTAATTCAAAGTGAGAAACGTGGATTCGGATTCTCGTTTGACGCAGACAATAAAAACCGACTTTACGAGTTTACTATAGCCCAAGGCGACGATTACGGGCCGAATGGAACAAGGCAGATTGAATCCTTCTTCACAACTGGCAGGTATGACTTTAACCGAAGCGGGGCTACCAACAAGTTTCTCCGTAAAAAAATTACTGGTGGAGAAATGTGGATGAGTGAGATTAAGGGTGAAGTAGAAAGCTATGCCGAGTTCCGCGCAGATAGCAATCCATGCTGGTCAGAACTGAAAGTTCCTACGACATTTGGTTGCGATCCATGCTCACCTAAAGTAACCGAATGCTTTCCGCAGCAAGGGGGAAATCGCTACAAACGCTATAAGTTTAACACGCCAGACCCAAGCGAGTGCAATGACTTGGCAGGCATTCCAGCGGTAGAAGGAAGCGAGTTCCAGATTAGAGTTACTTTAACTGGCGCAGCTACAGTTGATCGAGTAAGACTGATGGCAAATATCAAGAACAACGACGATTCTCCAGTTGGTGACTGCCCAGAAGAAAATCAAGAGTGTGAACCATTTTTGTGTTGCCAAGAGAAATATTGGGAATACAATATCGTAAATTAATCTATGGACAATTCCGATTCATCTCCTGCACTTACATTTCCAAATGTTCCAGATGATTTCTGTCCAACTGGAAACTGGCAAAATGTATTCCAAACATTCATTGATGAAGTTCTTTCCAATGGAACTATTAATGTTCCCGGACTTGGCGATGTAACTCCAGCGCAAATTACCGCAATTAACACAGAGCTTCAAACGCAACAAAATCAAATTGATTCACTTGATACTCGCGTAGATTCGCTTGAGGGTGACTTGGTTCGCGTTAGGACTGGAGTTGCTGGCATCCCTGCTGGGGACAGCACTGAAGCAATTTCTTTTTCATCTCTACCATCCACTGGATATGGGGTAGTTATCACGCCAATTGGTTCAGCGACATCCGCTGCCGCTGGTAAATACATTCTTGCCACAGGACAAACAACGACCGGATTTACAATTCGGATCAATGATAATCCTTCAACCGTAACTTCCCTTCGATGGACGGCAATACATCCGGGATAAATAAAAACATAAATATATGACACCACTAAAAGGAACAGACCCAAAACTCGTCTCTGGCGGCGCACCAACTCGCGGTAAAATCGGCGAAGGTATGGGCAATATGCCAAACCTTGGAGCCAAAAAGCCAAGCATCTACACGACTGCTGGCACTCCCAAGCAAGGCTACCAGAAATAATTATCGGAAACGATAATCCCTATGGGTGATACCCTCGAAGAGATGGTAGAGCTTGTGAAGGGTTTCGTCGGAGACAGTGGCGTTTGCAATTATGAACGTGCTGTTAAAGCCGTAAACCAAGCAAGGCGACTACTTTGGAATAAAAAAGCATGGACTTCGCAAGAAGAATATGTCCAAATCTGCTGCGTAGATGAATGCTTTACTCTCCCAAGTCGATATGAACAAATCAAATTGGCTTGGATTAACAATGAGTCGGCATCACTTGCAGACGAATGGTTCAATGCAACCAATGCTTTTGCTTTACACGCTGATCGCTCATGCCATAGACTGATTACAGAAGTCGGAGGGCTTCATGTTGTTTACCGGAATTACTTAGCGCGGCCATACCAAATATCTATTGTAGCAGAAAGCATCGAAGATATTGGTGTGGAAATTTCATTTGAAGCATACAACGAGTATTCTTCTTACAATCAAATCACAGTATTAGCAACACGGCCACCAGAGCTTTCAAAATCAAACGAAAGTATTATCGGAATACGCTCAGTTAGTAAGCCAAAAACTAAAGGAAGAATTCGAGTTTACGCATACGATCCAGTTCTGCAAATCTCAACATTGATTTCCATTTACCAACCAAGCGATGTGAATCCAACTTGGCGCAGGTTTAAAGCACCGAAGGGATGTAACGCAATTACTCTTTACGCATCTAAGAAATACTTTGACCTTGAAGACCCGAAAGAGTTGGTTGAGTTTATTCCTGATGCGATGATCTATGCTGTATTGGCATTGAATTCGCGTGAGAATCGTAAGGCGCAGGAGTTCTTGAGTAACCTATCTCTCGCCGTGCAAGAGCAAGAGAAGGAAATGTCAAACGCAGAAATCCCTACTGCTGCACCAATTCGATTCGCTAACTATAGCAGAGCAGATAACCTAATCGGTTCTGATTTACTTTCACCATCACCCAACGATTATTTCCTTTATAGATGACACTGACAATTCCAGACAAGATCGAAGCAAGGAATGTGGTTGGGTATGGTGATCCAAATTATGAACTTAACTTGATGGACTTGGAGATTCTAAAGCTACCTCCAAGGGAATGTCCGTTAATTCACAGGTTCACACCGGGAATGTATATTCGGGAAATCTATATGCCGAAGGATACGATTCTCACAAGCTTGCTTCATCTGACAACGCATCCGTTTTTCATTATGAAAGGCGATGTAACTGTCTGGTATCACGGCATCCCTGCACACCGATATAAAACGGGCTACAGCGGCATCACAGAAGCAGGAACAAGGCGTTTGCTGGCTACCCATAAAGATACAATATGGACTACTTGTCATGTAACTGATTTAACTGATCCAGACGAAATTATTGACAGCATCACTTCCAGAGACTTTAATCCCCACATCGCCAAGGAAGACCCAAGGGTTCAGAAGTGGCGGCATAACAGAACCGATTTAATCAAATGAGATTTCTTTTACCAGACCCATTAGGCAACGATAAA